TGTCTGCCTGGAGTGCAGCTTCATTGGACAGTGTGTTAGATACAATGTTGAAGACTGGCTTGTTGAAGGTTACAGCACCCTTGCGGTCTTCGACTGCATCGGTAACTGCTACTACAATGTCTCCTTCTAATTTGTTGGAGCCACCTGCCTTGTCCTCAAAGTCAATCCATGCGGTAAGAGCACAGCCCTTGAGCTGAAAGTTAACAAGCTCGTAACCCTCGCCAACCTTGGCCATAGCGTAGACAGACTTGGTGAACTTAACACCATGCACAGTCTTTACCTCAGACCAGATGCCGGAAGCAACGATGCCATCCTTGTTGCGGAGAGTAAGTTTGTCTCCTACGGTATACACTTCGTTAGCCCAGATTGCGCTGTTCTTCCTATCGTCCCATCCCTTGGCGGTAATGAGTTGATCGAGGATAATGAAACCCGTGTCTTGTGGTAGTGTTTTAGACTCTTGGGCTTCCTTATCGTAAAACTCCCATGCGGAAGCTTGTGTGTTCCATTGAAGGAACTTGGTAGCAGGGTTTGATGACCCCGTTGATCTTGGTTTTGTTCTTGACATAATGTTATTGGTTGCGCCCCGCCCCGGAGGGCTAGGGCTGTTGTTAAAATGTTAGTTGGTTATTTGATACAAAGACATATAGCCAGGACTCCCTTTGCGTTCAGCCCTAATTGTTGGATGACAGTCTCTCAAGTTTCCACCCCACTCCTTTGGAACGACGGTGTTTAGTATCTCGGCAACTCGCCTTGCGCTTCTAACCAGTGGCTTATAGCAATCGTCCATGCCTAATCCATCGGAGTAATATAACGCGTCTTCAAAGAGATTCCGTAAAGGCCAGTCTTCGGTCACTTCGACCTCTATTTGTCGTTTCGTCTCTCGGATTATATCAGGGCGATCTTCTTCGTCAAAACGATCCATGAAGTCTGATACGTGAGTGCGTGGTAGTTTTATTGTATTCATTTTATATACGTTTGGTTATGTTTTTATGTGTCGCAGTCGTGCGATGGTTTAATGTTATGACAGACCAAAAAAATAAATCAATACTTTTTTTTAATTATTTTACAAATCGTTGACATTCAATGATATTTAAATTTTAGGGTATGGTGATTATTTGTTCACCTGTTTGTTTTTCTTTCGCTCTGCGTTCTCTTCCTTGGTCTTGACGGCGTGGCACTCCACACAGATAGCCTGGAAGCCACCCATCTCACAGAACAATCTGCCTATGAGTGAGTCCCAGTTGTCAAACCCGGTGACAGGGACGATGGGGTCAATGTGATCTGCTCTCATGTCCTTGGCAGGAAATAGTTCCCCGCAATCAGAGCACTTGTGCAACTTACACTTGCGCCCTGTTGCGGGGTTTACACCATCACGAACAAAGGCAGAGCGAATAGCTTCATACTTAACAGGCCATTGAGCACGACGTAGTGCTGACATAATAAAGCTCCTGTAACGAGCCTTAGTCCATTGACCTGAGTTGTATGGCTTTGCTACTTTCAATTAAGACTAGGGTCAAAAGGTTCAGTTTCTATCTGGCGGATGAAGCATGGGGTTCCTTCTCCCATCCAAGCTCCCTGTTGGTTGTATTCAAAATACTCTACAGCCTCTTCGTAATCCATGTCCTGGCTCATCAACTTATCCAGAACCTTGTCTCTGTCATAGCAGATGATAGGCGGCTGACCAATTCGTTCTACGACCCCAGCGATGCAATCGTCGAAGCCATCCATGATTAGTGCTTCCCCCAGGTCTTCCATGCTACCCTTGCTCCTCCATGTCCATGACGTAGCCAAGGGCTTCTCTTACAGTTTCAAATCCTTCTGCGACTCCTGTAAGTTGCTGACCATTAGGAGCATATATGGCAACGCATCTGTGCTTGTTTTTTGTAACTTCCCCCTCGGAGGCAAAGAAGCAGTAGGTGTAGCCTTGGTTATCTATTAAATCTAAGAGATCGCTATCGCAACGTGGAGTCCTTTGTTGCAATGCTCTGGTGATATCAGCCACCCTAACATAGGGATGTGGGCTTCCAACTTCTCCATACTGCAAACGCTGTAATGATACATCGTCTACGTCTAGGGCAAAGACCTCCGTGTAGGGGTCGATCTGTTCGGTGCTTACTTTTATTTCATTCATTTTTATACTTGGTTTATGGTTTAAAGCTCAACGCCACGCATTTGCATGATAGCGATGACAGCCTTTTTTCTATCTATTCTTTTCTTTTCGTTCGATCTCCTTAAAAGATCATACATACGGGCAACATCTGGATCAATTGGGCCACTCCGCTTTTCTTTAATGACAACGCGCTCATCGAAAGTCATGTCCTTGAACTTCTTGCCATGACCCGTTCGTTTCTTGACGTTTACCTCCGTTTCATTCATCTTTATATTTCGGCCTGATTTAAAGCTTCCAGCTTGCTGACCTCAATCAGTATGTTGAGTAACTCGCCGTATTCTAGGCTTGTGCCACTCCTATCTTCGCATGCGGAACTTATGTCCTCTTGGATTTGAGTATAGATCATGTTTAGTATTTTATCTGATGTTTTCATATGTTTGATTATATTCTAATGCTTAGGTTGGAAAGGGCTTCGTTGGTTCCCTCGATAAGTTCTTTGGCTGGTATCGCATTGACGGCCTCCAGTCTGTCCTTGAGATCATTCTTCTCCTGGGTCAGGTCTTTGCGTTGCTCCGTCATTCTCTCGATGCGGTAGGAAAGAGCGCGTGACTCTTGGCGTATCATGTCTATGCGCGTTTGTATGCGCTCGATGTTGTCTTGTTTTATATCCATTTTATTCTAGGGTTGGTATTGTTTTTACTATGTCTGTAATGAGATCGTTTTCTAGGAGTGCTTCCGGCAATGGTTTCCTCCATATGGTCACAGTATTTAGGCAAGCATAATACTGGTCAAGAGAAAAACCTTCTTTCTCGTAAATATTTTTAGCCTGGTCTGGAACACTCAGCTCAGGGTCTCCATACTTCTTAATAAGTTTCTCTGCTTTCACCTTGCCGATACCCTTCATGCCCTCGATGCAATCAGTGCTATCACCCATGAGTAGCTGCACTAGCCAGTTGTGGTCCGCTTCCTCTTGGCTTACATAGGTTGGCCAGTCATCCTTGTCCCAGTTATAGTTCCACCCGGGCACAGACAACATATCTTTATCTATGCTACATATAATAGGCTTCTCTATCTTTCCATTGGTAGCAATTATGCCTAGTAAATCATCAGCTTCTAGCTGGTCATGCTGATACCAACGCTCCGCATACATCTCTTTCATAGCCTTGCTCAACGGGTCATACAATGGCGGCTTTGCTCCACGGTTTCCTTTGTAGTTGGGATAGAGTGTCTTGCGAAAGTTGTCACGACCAGATACTACGAGGTAAAAATCAGATGCCCTGCATCCCATGACACATTGATCAATGGCTTGTCTACACATTGCCTTCAATGTGATTAGTCCTGTTCCCTCGGTCTCTGCTTTAGCGGCATGTTTGAATAGTATTATTTCTACATCCAGCAGAGCAGTTTTCTTATCAGTTTTTTTATTCATGTAATAGTATAGTGGATGAATTAATTATGGGGTCAATGCTTTTTTTAGCCTCGTTCAAATTAGAGTTGCTTCTCGTTAGACATAGGTTCCCCATTACTGGTCAAACCTATGCCTTGCTAGAGCCTCAAATTATGAGTGTTCCCGCCGTCAATAGTGCCCCGGATCGTCGCGCATGGTAGGTCCTGTATTACGCTAGCCGTGGCCGTTCCTGCATTACTGCAAACCTTTTATACATAGCCGGGTTTCGGTCAAGCTATGCAACCACTTACTCAGACTTGGGGTCAGTGGTTCGTCCACCTGCCTTGCTCCGATATACTGTAAAATAAAAAACCCCTCTTCCATGTAGTGCTGAAAGAGAGGTTTTAAAACGATCTGATCCGTCACTACACGGCATATATAAAAAACTAATATCCATTGTAAGTGACTTGTCAAGCCTATAGAGTATGAGGTAACTTTTTTATAGCTATCACCTCTATTGATACGCCGCTACGCTTAAGCTTGTAGCCTTTACTCTTATTGCCTACGGCTAGATGCTTCAATGCCTCGTCCTCCGTATGGGCGTGCTTTATGGCTCCGCATTCGTTGGGCATATCTGTCCTGGTATATGAGATTTTGTAGCAACTCACTTGCCCCTTGGGGTGTGATGGCCCTCTTTAATTAGCCATGCCCTAAAGCTCTGAGCATACGCGCCGCCCTGCCTCGCAGCCTCCACGATTGTTTCGCCTTTTTTCCATATCTCCAGCGATCTTTCCCTCGCTGCCTGGGCATCCTCTGCGGTAGATCTGCCCCCCGTGCAATGGTCAAGGATGTCCCCTGCCTTCATTAGCATTTCCATTTTATCCCTGAAGCCCTCGATGCACTGCACCGCGCTGGCTTTTGACTCCGATGTTGAACTGATATGTAGCATATTTCCGGTAATGCACCCTCTAGAGGCTTCTAATGCCCCTAGAAGGCGTTTTGATTGTTTGCAAGGGTGTTACCCCTATATTGATATTGTAAGCCCTTGTAGAGCCTCTGAGTGTCGATTCCTTGTGCAATGACTGGTGGTTTATCCCATTGCAATGGCTAGCAGTATAAGTATTACGCCGCCCAGGATGCAAGCGAATAGTATCATCGCCGCTTCCGCTTCTCTCTCACTATTTACAAGCTTGTGCTCGTTCACGATTTGTTCTTTTGTTTTTTTCATAATTATAAACACTCCTCTGGGTGAAGGGTTATTGCGTCGAACTGTGGATGTTTTTTGAACGCTTGCTGTAATTCAATTAGGTATGGGCTGACTTTAGTGCAAGACAATACATCTTCTTTTTCAACGCAATATACGATCCAGTCTGGATCAGAGCCGACATCTTCGATCCAACCTATATGTGAGGCTTCAGCCCACTCTTCGAAGTCGTCGCAGGCCGTGCCTGCTAGGTATGTGATTTCCTTTGTTTCCATTTTATTACTTTCTATTTTTGTTATTAGTTTGCGTGCTGTTCAATATCGCTAAAGGCTTGCAACCTTTCAGCGTCGGTTAAAGCGTGTTGCACGTTGGCCTTTAATTGCCACAGTTTCCACTCCTCTTTTACCCCTTGCCACACTTGCGCCCCTTGATGCTCGCTAAGTGCGCCGTTTTCCGCTTCCCAGTCTCTCAGGGCTTCCGATTCATTACCGCAAAAATCGCGCGTTTGTATAATGGTTTCTACCGCGTTGCTTATATTCATTTTATTACTTTCTATTTTATTAGTTATTATTTATGCAAACGCTAGTTTTAACTGCGCTCGCTCGTTAGCTTCTCTAATTTGTTTTTTCTCTAAGCATCTGTCGAGCATTTTATCTGCCGCGTCACTTAAGGTATCTGCTAGGCCGTTGCTTATACTCTCATATATATCGTGGCCGTCATATATTTCGTGCTCCAGATACTCAAATATTTCGAAACAAGTGCCTATCTGGTTTAAATCCCATTCGCTAGGATCGCCCCACGCCTCTAAGGTATTGTCGTAATTAGACCAGAAACCGTCACGACTGGTAAAGCGTTGCTCTATCAATTTTTCCAGTTCCTCTCTATGGTTTTCCAATATATAATTTATAAAGGCAACCGCGCTAGTTTCTGGTAATTCAATAAATAGCCTGTCTGTCTGAAAATTATATTCCTTAGGGCTTTCCATACTTTCAAACCTAGCATTTAAAGCTAGCCCCGTATCTCTCTCTATTTCGTAAATAAAGGCTTCCGCGTAATCTTTAGACACATTATAGTAGAACTCGCTAACATTCTTTTCTAAGTATCCATTTGCAAGGGTCTCCCGTTGCGCCTCTGTTAGCTCGTAATCTTCGGCATACCAGTCAAAAGAGTTTTCTATCTCGTTTTCTATGGCATAAGAATATAAGCTATTATAGAACCCCTGAAAGGGTATTGTTGCTATGGCTTTGTTTTTCATTTTTATATACTTTCTATTTTTGTTTATGTTTAAGACTCGATAGTAGATTCTGGGAAGCAAAATGCGTATCCCTTATTCGTTCCACCGTAAACCATTTTTGAGATATCCCAGTCAAGCTTGTGCTTTCTTACTAATTCCTTTACGGCTTCAAATGCGACATCTACCTCGCTTAAAGCGTAATCATAGGGAACGGTTGCTGTAAGCTTTCCTACTGTTGCTTTGATGCGAACGCCCCGTGTGTCTGTTGCTGATAGATATTTTGTTTCAATTGCTTTCATTTAATACTTTCTTTATGGTTTATGCTAAGCAAGTGCGCTTAACTTAAGCCAGTAAAAAGCTACGATTGCGGCCTTGTCAATAGTTTTTTTCATTTAATTTCAATTAATTTAATACCGCAAGCTGACTCTTTACAATGTGCCGCCAAAATACATCTCACCTTGCTAAAATAAAATGCAACACGTGCAAGCTTGCCGGGTCTTGCCTTGCCGGGTCTTGCCTTGCTACTTGCTACTAGTGAACACAGTAACACTAGTGAACAGCTGAGCACCGGGGGGGAGGGGGGTCGTGTGTCGTGCGCGTCTGTGTGTATATATACATAAACTGCCCTTTAAAAAATGTAATCCAATTGGGGTTATTTCTAGGGGTATACTTATGAGGTGCGTTTTGCACTTTAGGGTCGTAGCCATACGTCTACTTCAGGGTCTGGGGCTTGACATACCCAAAGGTGCAATATACACTTCAGGCTATGAAGTCATTGTTGGACAAGATTGAGTGGAGATATAATCCTGAGTGGAGTTTAATGGAAGAAGGAGAAGCAATATGGAGGGACGATCGCTTGAGTCTCAAGGCTAAGGGGGTATGGGCGTATATGAAGTCTAAGCCTGGTAATTGGGACTTCAGTGCTAAGAGGATAGCAATGGAGAGCAGGGACGAGACTAAGAGTGTCCAGCGTGGCATGAAGGAGTTAGAGGAGTGTGGTTATCTCAGTAAGAGAAAGCTAGGCAATGGCAGGGTTCATTATACGCTCGTCCCAGAGTCCTATGTAGGGATGGAGCCAAGGCTTGACAAAAGTAGTTTAGATGATAGTAATGGATATAAGTATGGGAGATGAAGAGACTCAGATAGACCTAAAGACTAGAATGAGGGATGCGCTAGCCCCTATGCTTGCTAACGAGCAGGAGAAGACAGCTAAGAATAGTTTGCCTAACAATAACCCAGAGAAGTGGTTAACGGCAGCGTCTTTGTTTCTATCAGGGGCTAGTGTGCATGAGGTCAAGAAGACGATGACCTTGAACCATCACATAGCCAAGCGTATCAATGGTATAGTCAAAGCGTCTGACGACGCTAGGGTGTTTAGGCAGGAAAGGGCTATACAGCTAGCTTCTACTATAGATGAGATTAATAGTATAGGTGAGAAGATAGCGGCTAGTTACCTAGATGGTTCTCCAGAGGCAGAGGAGAAGATAAAGAAGGCAGAGACTAAAGACCTAG